TCTGTGTAATTAGTATCCAACAATCAAAACAAATGGGCGGAGGTCTTCTACAACTCGTCGCTTACGGTGCTCAAGATGTCTACCTAACAGGCAACCCCCAAATCACCTTCTTCAAGGTGGTTTACCGCCGCCACACCAACTTCTCCATGGAGTCCATTGAGCAAACCTTCAACGGCTCCGTTGGCTTCGGCAAGCGCGTTACATGCCAGATCTCCCGCAACGGTGATCTAATCCACCGCATGTACCTACAAGCCGCCGTCCCCGATGCTGCCAGCAACGATACCTACGTTGACATGATCGGTCTAGCCTTGATCAAGTCGGTTGAGCTAGAGATTGGTGGCCAACGCATCGACAAACACTACGGTGAGTGGATGTACATCTGGAACGAGCTATCTCTACCGGTTGGAAAAGCTTCCGGCTTCGCCAAGATGGTTGGTGAGCACACCACCCTTCTAGAGAGTGCCGGCCCCAAGCACTTATACATCCCCCTAGAGTTCTTCTTCTGCCGCAACCCCGGACTAGCTCTACCTCTAATTGCCCTCCAATACCACGAGGTCAAGGTGAACATTGAGTTCCGTGACAAGGCCGGCTGCACTCGCACAGGAGCCACTCTACCCACTGAGGACCTACAAGCCTCTCTATGGGTTGATTACATCTTCCTTGATACCGATGAACGTCGCCGCTTCGCCCAACTCAGCCACGAGTACCTAATTGAGCAACTTCAATTCACTGGTGATGAGTCGGTGACAGGTGTTAACAACAAGGTCAAGCTAAACTTCAACCACCCCGTCAAGGAGCTAGTGTGGGTTGTGCAACACGACACCGTCATTGGCTCCAACCAATGGTTCAACTTCACCAACGACCCCTCCTCCCCTAGCGTGACCGCTGCCAACTCTGCCGGCTCGTCCCTTCTTGAAGCCGCAAAGCTTCAACTAAACGGCCACGATAGATTCGCTGAGCGCAAGGCTGCCTACTTTAACCTAGTGCAACCTTTCCAACATCACGAGAACGTGCCCTCAAGCCCTGGTATCAACGTGTACTCGTTCGCCCTACAACCCGAGAGCCACCAACCCTCCGGTACCCTAAACATGTCCCGCATTGACTCCGCGGTCCTAAACCTAACCACTGTCACCCCCGCCCCCCCAGCCAAGATCAAGGTGTTCGCTGTTAACTACAACGTACTCAGAATCATGTCAGGAATGGGCGGCCTTGCTTATTCCAACTAGAAAGCTTGGAAGCACCACAAAAATAATAAAGCTACCTTTCCTTTTTCCTCTTCATAGACGAACTATGTTGTCGGCAAACTCCCGCAATTTCGCATCATGTGATACAATGACCACCGTTTTGTCACGGAGTACTTCATGTATTAGCTTGTATACAAGCGTTTTTGTTTTGCTATCCATTGCAGATGTGGGCTCATCTAGAATGATGTATGGTGAGTCCTCTAACAAAATTCTAAGGAACCATACAATTTGCCGTTGTCCACCAGAGATATTTGATCCATTTTTGCCCGCCAAGGTATCAAGCCCTTTAGGTAAGTCACTTACAAGCTCATGGACTTGAAGTCTTTGAAGCCAAGATTCAACTTCTATAATAGACGGCTTTGGTTCCACCCCATACACAATATTCTCATAAATCGAGCGATTGAAAAGGCTTGGTGATTGTGGCACATAACCTATGATCTTGTGGAGTTCATTTGCTCTTAAGAGGCCATAGGAGATCCCATTCACATAAAGAGCGCCAGAGCTCGGTTGATGATACTTATTGAGAAGCTTCAATAAGGTGGACTTACCGGATCCAATTTTACCTTCAATCATTGTACATTGCTTTGGTGGAATATACAAGTTGAAATCCTCAAAAACCAATTTCTTGTTACCATCTATCCCATCGTACCCAAATGTCAATTTGTCAACAACTATACCCTCCTTGGGTAAAACCTTGTCCATTTTGGAAATCAGGGCCATCTTGGACTCATGTTGACACTTATTGAATATCTCCATCGAATACTTGAGCATTCCCCACTTGAAAACAGCATCTTTCACACTCCCTAATATCCGAAATAACGATGTTATCACTTGAATCACGATCAAAAGAACAACCACGAAGGCCCCTATTTGTAATTTTTTAACCTCTATCTTGCCAAATGAATACATCATGTAAATAGCAAAAAGTGTGATAACAATAGGTAAATAGACATACCTTGGGCGCAAGGCACACTTGAATGTTTCTTGTGTCAACGACTCGTAACTTTCATGAAGATGTTTCAAGCGGTCTAGCTCCGCGTCTTGTTGATTGGAATTGATCACACTAACCAAATTTCGCAAGATCTCATCTGTTTCTTCTATAGTGTCATTGAATGACTTATCGCGGTGTCGTGATGTGTTTTCACAACTAAAAACGCTCTTGTAACAATAATATAGGATGATCAATGACACGAACATTGAAATAATTCCAACAACGGGTTGCACCATCATGAGATACACATTGGAAACCATGAGTATGACGAGTTCGGGCATCCACGAGTTCTTCCATTGATCCATAAAACCATAATATGCAACCGGAAGCTTAATGAGCTTGGTACTCACGTCTCCTGTTCGGATATCTTGTAGTTGTGACGATTGAGTGTCAAACATATGCTTGACAATTAGCTCCCGAATATATTGCACCATTCGGGGAAGGATCTTAATGTCAATTGAATCCGAAATAGTGTGACCAATCTGTCCGAGAGTGATGAAAATGATTATTATAACAAAATTCAGGTATAGATCTTTCTTCGAGTTAAGATTCTTGATGACCCGGCCCACCATATGCGGTATACCAACATCTGTCAATGGAACAAATGCTAGGAGTATAATATACATCACGAACAACGTGGGATTTTCTTTAATGAAGCCCCTTAGAATATCCCACGTCGCAATCGTTTGATGACATTGCATTCTAAACTACACATATGTAAGGAAATATCCACGTGAGCTGTATTTGCCTAAAATATAATATCGATAATGGACAGTGTGGCAAAAGCTTGTAGAAGGGGAACCCAAGGCCTTCATGAAGCTCGAACTTAAAAAATTTGACATGCGGAATCTGAAGGATGATAGTGTCGTTTTATTCATAGGTAAACGAAATACGGGGAAGTCGATCTTGGTAAGCGATGTCATGTACCACCATCGCAACATGCCGATCGGTGTAGTCATTTCACCGACAGAGCGGGCAAATCATTTCTTTGAGAGTTTTGTTCCAAACATGTTGTTATACGATGAGTTCACATCGGAGATTGTTGCTAAATTCATTGACCGCCAAGAAAAGCTAACGGACCATTTCAACTCGGAGAGAAAGAAGTATGGCAAGACGGATCTAGATCCTAGAGCATTCTTAATTCTTGATGATTGCTTGTACGACAAAACATGGCCTGCTGACAAAAACATTCGTTGCCTCTTCATGAACGGACGGCATTACAAGGTTCTATTTCTCATAACAATGCAATATCCTCTTGGAATTCCGCCCCATCTTCGCTCAAACGTGGACTACGTCTTCATTTTCCGCGAGAATCAGGTGAAGAATAGAGAGCGCATATACCAGCAATATGCTGGCATGTTCCCAACGTTTGAGATTTTTAATCAAGTCATGGATCAATGCACGGAAAACTACGAATGCTTGGTGATTGATAACAAGGTACAAAGTAATAAGCTCGAAGATCAGATTTACTGGTACAAAGCAACAATACGGAACGATTTCAAGACATGTTCAAAAGAGTTGTGGGATATGCAGTCTTTAGAAATGGAAAGACAATCATTGGGAATAGCTCCACCAATGGAAGACGATGAGGATTATGATCCTCAAGTCATGAAAAAGAAATCAGCACCAACCATTCGCGTTAGGAAACAGAATTAGGCGCTTGCTGCCTCTTGCTTTTCTTGTTTTTCGACGGGAAGATGAACAGGTGGTATCGTTACAGCCACGGCCAATGGGTTCTCTACGGGCTCTTGGACAGCTACCTCTGCCATAGGGAAGAGCTTGCTGTTTTTTAAGCACGGGAAACATGATGAAAGGACAACGGACGACTTCTTTGCTACCTCGACAGCTTTGTTAAATTGAAATTTGCCTTGGGAAGCGTCAAGGACAAGTCCAATAACATCTCCAATCAAATCCGTTG